CGATCAGCTAATCGGCGATCCTGACTTTGCAAGCGATGCTGAATCTCAGATCGTTCGCACTCGATTCGATGAGGGGCATCTAACCGATTTCTCGATTGATGCGGTGATCTTAGAGCGTCAATTAGTGCCACAAGGCCAAAGCTACACAACGACATCAGGGCAGGTCGTCGAAGGGCCAGCAGAGATCGTCACGAAATGGGAACCACACAATGCGTCGATCTGTGCAACGGGTGCAGATCCTAATTCTACTGTTCGTCGGTCGTCTGACCGGAAAGAGGTAACGAGAATGGACGAGTCTTTAATGAAGACTTTGGCCGGGCTCGGAGTGCCGGAAGGCATGACCGATCCAAGTGCAATCATCGCTTTTTTAGCTGGAAAGCTAAGCGGCGAAAGCAAACCGGAAGATTCGCCGATGGGCGAGGTCGAAATGATGGAAGGCGAAAAGCCTGCCGAAGAAGTCGCAGAGCGTGCCGAGCACACTGACGACGAGATGAAAGTCGAAAAGATGGAAGAAGTAAAGGCCGAGGTTGAGCGTCAACTCAAGGCCGAGAAGGTTCGTCGTCAAACAATCCTCAATCACTGCAAGTTGGCCAAGCTGGAGCGAAGCTTTGCCGATTCGCTGATCGAAGATGAAACCGTTACCGTTGAAATCGCTCAAGAAAGGATCATCCGAAAGATGGCTTCAAACCCAGTTGGCGGAGCCGTCGAAGGCTCTGATGTTCGCGTTACCGAAAACGGAATCGATCGATTCTTCGATGCGGTTCGAGATGGTCTTATCATCCGATCCTATCGAGGCGCTCGGCTGTCGCGCGAAAGTGAGGCACACAAGAACAAAGATGCTCACGACTTCAAGTCGATGGGCCTCAATCGATTGGCTGAACTGGTCTTGCGTCAAAAGGGAATCAATACCGATCGTATGAATCCAGTTGACATCGCAAAGATTGCGATGGGCAACAGCGACGCATTGCGACGACACGAAAAGCTTATCCAACGTAGTGCCTACCACACTACTGGAAGCTTCCCGAACTTGCTGCTTGACTCGATCAACAAGACGCTTTTAGCGGCTTACGAGGAAGCACCCTACACTTGGGAAGTGTGGGCGCGTCAAGCTCCGAGCGTGCAGGATTTCAAGCAGATCAATCGCACTCGATTCAGCGAAGCACCTGATCCTGAGCAAGTGCCAGAGCGAGCCGAGTACAAAGAAAAGGCCATGAGCGATTCCAAGGAATCGTACAAGGTCGAGAAATACGGGGAGATGTTCACCATCTCTTGGGAAACCGTCATTAACGATGACCTCGATGCGATCAGCCGAGTACCAGCCATGCACGGCAACGCTTGCCGACGCAAGGTCAACAAAGAGGTCTATGCAGTCCTCACGGCTAATGCTTTGATGGGCGACGGCAACGCTTTGTTCTCTGCATCACACGCTAGCGGATCAAACCTCAGCGGTGCTTCGGCGGCTCCGAGCGTTACAACCTTGAATGCTGCTTTCGCGGCCATGCGAACGCAAAAGGGGTTGAGTAGCGATACGATCGTCAGCGTCGTACCTCGTTACCTAATCGTGCCAGCGGCTCTTGAGGCAACTGCTTTGGAACTGGTTTCTTCGACCAGCTACATCGTTGCCAATGGTAACGCGGGAGTTCAAAACCTTTACGGCCAAGGTGGTTCGCGTCAACTCAATGTCGTTTGCGATCCGAACCTTGACGGCAATAGTGCCACCGCTTGGTACTTGTCGGCAGATCCATCGCAGATCGACACCTTGGAAGTATCGTTCTTGCAAGGCGAAGAATCTCCAGTTCTCGAAAGCGATTGGAATTTCCGAAGGGATGTTTACGAGTACAAGGTTCGTCAAACCTTCGGCGTTAAAGCCATTGATTGGCGAGGTCTGTACAAGTACGCAACCGCGTAGCTTGTAACGTGAATTTCAGCCCTTGAGCCCAGCGGCTTGAGGGCTTTTTGGAATTGAACAAACAAACAAAAGGAATAAACGAAATGGCTGGAACTCAAGATTTTTTGGTACAGACTGAGGATTTTCTCGGGCCACAAACTTTGCTTGCATCGCCTGTTGGTTCTGACCAATGGGACGTTGCAGATACCTCGTCAACCGGTACTCCGACCTACACAGTGGGCGGTGTCAACGGCGAGCTTACGATCGCTTTCGACAGTGCAAACGAAATTCAAAATGTTTGCGTCTTCAAGAGCGACGTTCTCAACTTCGACATCGACCTATTGCAGTCGATCGAATTTCGCGTCAAGGTTGGCGGTACGCTCAACGCGGCTACCTCTTTGGCCTTTGGTCTTTGCACGGCTCGCAATGATGCGATCGATAGCTTGGCATCTCATGCAAGCTTTCGATTGATCGGATCGAATGCGATCCTTTGCGAAACCGATGACAGCGTCAATGACAAGGACGATGTTGCAACCGGCGTGAGCCTCTCAACCACCTACAAGCGGTTCTTCATCGACTTCACCGGTGGCAAGTCCAACGTCAAGTTCCTTGTCGATGGCCAGCGAGTCGCAACCTCGACGGTCTTCGACATGAGCAACTTTTCGACAGGTCTACAGCCATACATTCAGTTGCAAAAGACTGCTTCGACCAACACCGATTCGGTTATCGTCGATTACATCGAGATTACCAGCAAGCGAGCCTAATCGATGTCACTTAGCGACATGATCGAGCAAGACGCTAAGGCAGTGTTTTGCAACCCGAATGACTTTGCTGAGCCTGTCGTTTACTACAAGGAAAACGGCAAGGCAAGGCACATCAATGCGGTTGTGATTCGTGACGCTTTAGCGATCTTGCCAGAGGACGGCGATACAATCACGCCAGTCTTCGAGGTTCATGTTGCGAATGATGGCATTGAAGGAATCTTGAGCGAAGAATTGAACCTTGGAGGGGATCAGATTGCGTTCTCTCCGAGGGTCGGTAAGCAGGTCGAACGTCGAACTGTTACCCGATTGATGGGTCACGATAACGGGATGTTGCAACTCGAATGCCGTTAGCAGTCGTCGAACAAATCGCACTTGAAATCAAGTCGCGTCTTGATGCGATGATCGGCAACGGCAACTATGCAACCGATGTCCTTGAAGTTGTTCGTCCAACGAGGTTCGGAGACTTCACCCCAAAGGATCGGCAAATCATGCTGGTTCAGGGGCCACAGGAGCTAGTTGCTGAGTTATCCCATCCTGGCAACCCGCCAGCGCAAGCCTACCGGCAGATATACCAGATCCGATGTCACCTGATGCCTTCGGAGCGATCAACGGCAACAATCGACGAACTACTAAACCAGTTCCAATCCGACATCGTGCGAGCGATCGCAGGAGGCTCGACCACTTGGCACACGTTCGGCGGTTTGGCGAATGATGCTCAGTTTATGAGTCCAGAATACGTTTCGGCAGATGGCGGTCTTGATGGCATCAATTGCCCGATAGCAGTCACGTTCCGAACCGATGATGACGATCCAACCCAGGTGAGAGGCTAGCATGACGACATTGAGCGAGTTCAAAGTAGATGTCGATCAAGCTTCGCTAGCCAAGCTTGTAGAGGCTCTTGGAACCTTCAAGGGGCATTTGAACAGGCACATGGCAACGGCGGTTAATCGAACGGCTAGGACGGTTGGCGTTGAAGCGGCTCAGCAACTCGGCAAGGT